GGGTTACTAAGAGTGCTGGAGTCACGATTTCCAGTTTGCGAACCTGAGATAATATCATATCGCTGTTGAGCCAGAACTTCCGGGCTACGTAAACCCTTCCACCGATCGTCAATGATGGCCGTCCGGACAGAATCGCTCAGTTCATTTTCGGTATACGGCTGTGCTCCGCTTTCATGTTTAATCATTGCTGCCATCAGTGTTTTTAACACATCAGGATCGTGGAGATTAATACGCTGCTGCGCTCCAAACCCAGTACTTTTTGATACGGAATCAATATATGCACGAGTATTATTCTCTGATTGCGGAGCATAGGTATGAATAATCCCATCCAGAGTATTATTCCCCCTGTCACCATACAACATCAGCTGTCTCGCCATTGCAGCTCTTCCGTCGGCATCATTCGCAAAGGTAGAAAATCCGCCATTTTTACCCGTTGCGTTTGCTGCAGCCCTCAAATTACCGGGATTATTATTTCTGAAGCCAATTGCGTTATTCCTTGTTTCCCCGTAAGGAACATTGCCGCGTGCAACGTTGGATTGTGGCTGGCTGATAGCGGATAAGTCATTCTGCAATTGAATCGCAGAATCGGTCGCGCGGTAATTCGCATCGTACCGCTTTCTTACAGCATCAGTCATGAAACCCGCGTCAACCTGCCCACGTTCACTGCGGGGTAAGCTGTTATAAAGTTCCTTATCGTTCTGAATGCGCCGTAGTTTCTCAGCATCATTGCTGTTGATAAAACCGAGAGCATGAGACAGCCCAGTAAAATCACCATTAGTGAACAGATCGGTAACACCTTCAAGGCCGTCTTTGACTGAACCATCCGAAAGAATGGTCTTAAGTGCCTTGTTTTTTGAACGTTGCCACAGACCATCCCAGGATGCGCTGAGCTCATTCATAGTGCCGTTCACTTCACTCAATTGCTGATTTAGTGCCGGATCCACAGTCAGACCAAATTCATCCGATTTCGCCAGCAGCTTTTTCATGCGCTCACCGTCACGCATTAGCGCCAGCAATTCGGGCGTCAGCCCAAGTGCATCAGCGGCGGACTTCTGCTGTTCAGGTCGCAAGGTTGGAAAAATTTTTGCGATAGACTCCAGTGTTTTAAGGGTATTTACTGAACCATCGCTGTTTTTTTGGATTTGAGCACCAATTTGCGCCATCGCTGCCATAACCCCCTCGTTTTTACCACTGGCAGCCTCATTGAATGCTTTGAAAATACCTTCTATTGATGCATTAGCGCTCTCGCTGTCTGCCCCAAGAATACGCATTGCCCCGGAAAGTCGGGTAAAATCGTCAACGCGCATTCCCGCATTTTTTGCCGAGACATCAAGATTATAGGCCTGACGGGATGCCTCCCGAAATCCATAAGCGACCTGTTTCAGTCCGTAGCCGGCAGCACCGGCTAACCCCAGCGCCCCCATCTTCCCCGTGAGCTCCCCCACCATTTTCAGTGGGGGAACCATGTCGCCAATAAACTGCACGTTATCCCGCGCGCTCTTCGACATATTCTCGAGGCGAGAAATAAAACCGCTCAGTCCGTCGGCTGTTTCCTGACCGCCTAACTTGAGCCCTTCTTTAGTTTTATCTAGCTTCGGCTCCAGGTCACGGACAGCCTCATTAATGCGGTCTATAGCCTCGCTAACCTGGTCGCTGGCCACCAGCTCAAAATCAAAAGAATTACTCATCGTCTTCAGGTTTCCTAAGCTTGTTTATCCGGGATGCCTGCGCCACCCACCATTTCAGCCGGGCGCGGGTCATTCCCCACGCCCTGTCCTCAGACCAGCGGAAATAGAAGGTGACGTCAGCGGCCATTTCCTGCCAGGTTGTCAGGGCTTCCAGGTCAAAAAACTGAGCAGATACTCCTCACACTTACGGAAGTCGAGAAAATCCATCGGCTGCAGTACGCTTTCACGCGTACCGGAAACCAGCGCAATAAGCAGGCGCATCGCCGCGAGCGACGTTGACGCAGCCTGTTTCTCGTAAAACTGCTCAGCCTGGCTTAGCGTGGGTGCTTTCAGCTCCAGCTGCGTATAAGTGGTCTTCTCCGCAGCATCATCCAGCGCTACGGTTAATGGAATGGTTTTAACGCGTTCAATCTCAGCCATCTTAGTTCTCCGTTACGTCGCGGCCTTCCCAGCGAACATCAAATACTGCATCTTCGCTTTCCACTTCCTGGACGTTGACCGTCCAGAGTGAACGGCCAATGATAGTTTTCCCGTTAGCCAGCTCGGCGATCACGTTGACGTTCGTCTGCTGGTTAAAGCCCTGCACATTCGTTCCGCCACTGTCACGCAGTCGGGCAGAAATGTATGGCGCCACAGGTTTTTCCTTATATCCGTGCACACCATCCATCCCTGTCAGGGTGGTACGGTTTACGGTGGCAGCCTGGTATTTAAACGAGCCCTCCACCATTACCGTCACACCGTTAACAGTGACATAGGCGGTTCCCGCCAGGCGGTTAGTAGTATCACCTGCCATCGTTTAAGCTCCTGTTGATTCAGCCCGAGTGCGGAACTGATTGAGCAGCGCGAAAATGCGCAACTGGTTCATGAGGGTTCCCGGCCACAGCACATCGACGCGGTTCGGATTTTTGGCGTTCTGCTCGACGATGATATTTTTTGCGAATGCCTCCGCATCCTGCGCATAACCGTTCCATACCAGAGTCTGGTACTCGGCAATCTGATCGGCCTTGATAATGTTTGGCGTGACGATCGCCGCGCCAGGTGCAAATCGGGTTCCATCCGCAGCAAGCTTCATACGGCCAAACTTGCTGGTCACCGCTGTGCGCAGGTAGCGGGTCACAAACATCAGGCTGAACAGCGTCTCCACTTCCAGATAACTGTCATCTGCATCGCCATAGCTGTTTTTCTGGTAGGTGGTGATCAGGTTTTCAATGCGCACCGTGCCATCGTCATCGACCGTAAATGTCGAAATGCCGCTGTACAGCAGATTGTTACGCTCGGTCAGCTCAAAGCGATCCTGCAGTTCTGGCGCAAGCACCCCCTGAACAGCGAGCGACTGTAGCGGGCGGCCGGGGTCATTACGCAGACTCACCGCAGCTGCGCCGGTGTAAGCTGCAGACCATGCCCAGGAAGGGGACGGCGATTTATTTACGCCCAGCAGGGTCTCATGCTGGTTATTGCGCAGCTCACCTTTGGTACCGAGCTGGGCGTAAGTCCCGGTGGTGGTACCAAAGGAATGGCCATAAAGCTGCTTGTCCCATGCCCAGCGACCGCCAGTGTCTGACAGGAACTCCTTCATCACATTCAACGAGGTTGTATCGTCGTAAGGGTTGATGATGAAATCGAATGTCCGATCCTGCAGGTTTGCCAGCGCGCCGGTAATATCCGGAGCCCCGACTCCGTTAGACATAGCAGTAATCGTCAGTTCCAGGCCTGCAGGTGTGGACTCGCCTCCAGGTAAGCCGAGGAAGTTCAGGCGAATGTCGATCCCATTACCCGTAGCACCAAGATTCTTCGCGGTCAGGGTTACGGTATCCGTAGTCGCACTGGCGGTTACAGGTAGCGTGGTTTTTGCGTTAATCGCCGCGGCCAGAGAGGTGGCGATCGCTGCCACCGTATCTGTTGCTACAACGGTCAACTGAATGCGCTCACCAGCAATATAAAGGGAGATCACTCCGGTTGCCGTCGGTGCGCTGCTCACTTTAATGGTGCCGGTTGCAGCCACCATGGAATCGGAGTCTTCCTCCAGCGGCAGGATCCAGACTTCGGCTGCGGTATCATTTTTCTGATACGCCGCCATCATGGCCTGCAGAATTCCCCCTTTTCCTGTCAGCTCACCGACGGTATCCGAAGAGGAAACTCGCTGCGGAATACCAGGGAGGGTTGAGCCGGTACTGAGCATCCCACCGATAAGCAGGGTGCGCTGCGTGGCAGTGGCGTTATTCGCCATTGAGTTATCAAACTCAACGAAGAAAAGCCCTACCCGCAGGTTATCGGGAACACGAGCGAAAGGTACGGTCATTCATTTTCTCCCGCTTTTTTAGGTAATGATTGTTTCTCTGGCGCGCCCTCATCCTTTTTAGAGAGGATCACGTCCCCATCGCTCAGACGGCGACGCCAGAAAATATTGTCAGGTACTTCAGCACCCTCTTTAGGCAATGGGATGCCCTTGACGGGGCAGCGAACGCTGAGCCCGTTGTTCGGCTTAACAAACATGGATTACTCCTGAAGATTGAGGCTGATACCCGGTTTAACTGTGCCGTCTGGCATGTCGACCGCAATATCCATGCCCTCAAGGGGAACCGACTGGACAGGATAAAAATCTTCCGGCCCCTGGTAATGCTCTATGTCGATCTCGAAAAGAAGCTGCCCCATATGGGCCTCTCCTTCTGAATCAACATTGATGGTTGAACGAACTTCCGCGTATTTCTGAATATTCCGCGTCAGTTCGTAGCTGTTGATCACCGCGCGCTCCACCTGCTCGCGAAGGCTTTCAAGCGCCAGCTCTGCCCGCATGGCTCCATCATCCACTGTATCGCCGTCATACTCCTGAACGCGCCCAGTGATCCTGACAGTGGTGAGGGTGGTAAAAGCAGGGGTATTACGCCCCTGTGATTTTTTCTGTTCAAAAGGCGTCTGAACCAACAACACAGGATACATATCTGGTGAAGTTGACCAGTCGCGTGGAGAGAATACGCGGTCGCCCGCGCTGGTTGTCCCGGTTAGTGCAGTGACAACCATTTGCCGAATCGCTGCTGAATTCATCGCGGTTTTACCACATTGAGGACAAGACGAGATCCGCCATGACTGTCGGGTTCGACGTTTGACACAACAAATAACTGATTGATGATGTGACCACCGACCGTCTTTATAAATACCCGGTCAGATACAGCAGGTTGCGATTTACCCAGCTTGCGAAATTCAGCATCGCGCACACCCAACATCGGGCTGGAGGTGTTAATTTCTGAATCGCCATCAAGGTTTTCAGCAACCTGCGCATAACCACGGTCAAAAATCCCGTTAATTGTAAAAGGAGTACCGTTACGTGGACGGTACTCGTGCTCATCGCCAAAGACATCATGCAGCGGACTCAGAAGATGAGAATCCCAGTCCACGCCCATGTCATTACCCTGTCGTAACTGAAACTGATGGCTGAGAAGCAAGAACTCGCTTACGAAGCACATCAACATCAGCAATAACGCCGGACTGCAGAAGACGCTCAGCATCTTTGCCGGTTACAGGGATGCGCATATTTTCGCGGTACATCTCCCCGTCATGACGAATGCAATTCCCTTTCAACACCACATACTCCTGCGATTCAGTGTCTCCGGATTTTTCGTCACCACCATCGTCATCAACAGACAATTCGGCATCATCTGTTTTGCTCAAAGGCTGTTTTTCCTGGGTGTTATCGCCAGCATTCAGGTCGTCAACGCTCAGGCCGTCTTTGGCAGATCCTTCTGCATTCAGATCATCAGCCAGCCCGGTATTAGGTTGTTTTGCCATATCAGACCACCGTTGCGCAGAGGGATGCATTTACCCGGCTCGGAATAACCAGCGGGGAGGATTGCATCAGGATAAGACGCTGGGCTGGATCTTCTTTCACCCAGGATTTTGGCGCATAAGCCAGCGGACCGTAGTTGAAAGCCGGGTCCAGGATAACGCCAAAGGCGCGGGTACCCATCAGATCGGCACCACTCATAATGACAGCGCCATCGGGGATCATAGGCTTCTCGACGTTATCCAGCGGGTCAATAAACCAGTCGTTATATAACCAGAGGTCAAAGTTACCCCAGCGCCCTTTATAAATTGCGCCCTTCATTACCTGTGGGCCGGCGTTAATCTGGTTACCAAACGGGCTCAGCGCCGGGAATGTAATGGCGTTATCCTTGATGGTGGTATCCAGTCGGAATGCACGCCATGACTTATTCGTAAAGACCAGATCCGTGGCGACAGAGCCGGACTCTTTCAGGAAAGTAGTCTGCCAGATTTCAATGTCATCTGATGGCTGGGTATTGGTAACGCCAGCTGCAACGGTCAGTGGCCATTTATCCGAGCCGCTAAGAGTGATGGTCAGATCCGAAGCACGACCGAAATCCACCACCTTAGTTTCATAGCCCTCCCCGGCGACGGTTACGGTCCCGGACACCAGCGCACTGGCCGCCATCCATTCCAGACGACGGTTGATCATGTCAATCTGGTCAGCCATTTCAAACTGAAGGTTCAGCATTTCGCGCTCGGCAGCGGTATATTCCCCGCCAATACGCTCACCAATCTGGCGACGGATAGGTTTGCGCAGGTCCGGCGCGCGCTTATCTTTGATGTATGCCGGTTTAAAGGTATTGGTCTGGTATTTACGGGATTCGACCAGCTTACCTTCCACCAGCGGGGAGACGAACGGCGCCATACGACGCAGGCCGACATCAACATCAATCGCCACTTCTTCAGTCTCGTAAGTCACGACATTCGGGAAGAAGCGATCGAGCAGCCAGTTCTGGCTGGTTTTCAGGTTAGGAACAACCTGCACCAGCACGCTGGTATCAAAAATATTTTCCATATTCAGTCTCTTGATAGTGCCAGCCGTAGCTGGCAAAAATTTTAAACGAGCCAGCCCCTGCCGGTTAAAGCATTCGTCAGGAGAGCCGTGGGGGAAATCAGGAGGTGGTTACAGGTGCCTGGTCACTGTCTTTCAGGAAGATAGCCAGCGGTCGGAGCGCTTTTTTCAGGTCAGCTGTCGTCCAGGAGTTATCAAAAATAATTCGGTGCTGGTTGAATTCCCCCATCAGATACAGGCCGCCGTTCTGATCGGAAGACGATGCATCAACATCATCAACCAGAATAGCAACGGGTACCTGACTGCCATCTTCAGCCGTTTTCACACATTGCGTGTATTTCCCGCTGGCAGCCACCAGGCCCAGGACCGTACCACGCTTAAAGGCACCGCCCGTAATGATCCCGGTGTCAGTCACCAGCTGGAGCGTGCCAGCGACAAGCTGATCCGGAATAAACAGCGCGCTCTTCATGCCAGGCGCAAACGCATTCTGACCAAACTGATCCATTATTTCTCTCCTCTTGTGGAGTTGTAGAGGCCGGTCATTTTACTTACCAGCGCAGACTTTCCGGTCTCTTTCCGTCCACTATCCGGGTTAAGCCGAACCTGGTGGCTTTCCTGCATACGCTGATCGAGAGAGCGTTTGCGGGGTGGCTGCGCTGATGCTGCTGCCGGAGCCGAAGAGGCCAGGACGTTAATTGCTGCTGCAGAACTCATCCCGGTATTGAACGCCAGAGACGCGGCCAGTGAAGGATTCGCGGCTGCATGCTTACTACCGAAGATACGGGCGCAGCGCTTACGCTCTGCACTACGCGCCTGTCGGGCTGACTTACTTTCTTTTGGGTCATCACCGTCTTCATCTTCTTCTGCTTCAGGATCGTCGTCTTCTTCGGAGGCTGTCTCTTCCTCCTCTTCTTCCGCAGTTTCCTCTTCTTCCTCTTCTGCGGTCTCCTCTTCCTCTTCTTCTTCAGCACGACGGGCTTTCGCTTTTTTGGCTTTTTTATCCTCTTCTTCCTCAGAAGCGGAAGGGCCAAGACCAATGAGGTGAGCAAAACTAAACGTCTTTTTCTTTGCCATTTCAGGCTCCTGTTTTTTCAAGTAAGTTTTTGAACGCAGCGTCAGGAGGACACACCTCATCAGCCAGTCCAATTTCAACGCCATCAGCAGCCATAAAACAGGCAGCCTGGGTACTTTTTATAACCTTTGCGCTAATCCCCCGGTTTCTGGCAACAGTGTTCACAAACAATTCGCCCATGGTGTTAATGTCCTGCTGGATGGCGGCCAGCGCTTCATCTGACAACTCTCTCAGCGGCGAACCTTCAGCCTTGCGGGATCCATAGGTGATGATCGTAACTTTAAGACCGTCATCTTTAATCCGCTGCGTCCAGTCAAGGTGCATGGTGATCACACCCACAGAACCCACTCCGCCGGTGCGCGGAACAGAAATCCGGTCCGCTGCACTGGCAATGGCATACGCAGCGGAATAAGCGCTTTCCGTCAGAATGGCATGGATAGGCTTTTTCCCCCGGGAGCCGTAAATGACATCAACCAGATCGAAGCATCCAGCGACCTCGCCGCCGGGTGAGTCGATATCCAGGCAAATGCCCGAAATGTCGGGATCTTCCATCGCAGTAAGAAACGCCTGACGAATGCCGTCATACCCTGTCATTCCACTGTACGGACGCAGACTGCCCAGTTTTTGCACCAGCGTTCCGCATATCGGGATGACGGCGACACCCAGCACATTGTCATAACCCGGATCACTACGGGATTCACGTCCCCGGTTATCGTCATATCCGTACCAGTCATCCTCCATGGCAAGAGAAGATTCGATTTTACTGATACCAAATCGGTCCATTACGGATGCCATGATGACTTCGGCTTTACTCGGGTGCAGCGCCAGCGGGGTGTTAAATAATCGCTGGGCCAGATGGGGTAGATTCACTTTTCCTCCGGATCGGTAATGGTCTGGCTCGCAAACTGATCAGCCTGTGCCCAGCTCGGAAGCGGTAATCCGCGTTTAAGACATGACTCAATTTCTCTCTGGCGCTGATCAAGCACTTCTTCCCAGTCTTCACCGACGTTTTCACCCACCTCAATCTCGAGGGTGGAAAGTCCGGCATCCAGACCAAGAATGGCGCCTTTTTTCTCTGCAACCGGATCCACCCAGCCGCGCCCAGGCCCCATCCAGCGCGCACGGGAATACGCGGCTCTGGCGTCAACAAAATCAGGTGCGCCTGCGGGCAGGGGTAAATCCTCATTGTCGTGAACTTCTTCAACAAAGGCGGTGAGAATGGGCTGAGCGAAGCCGGTAGAAAAATCGTCCCGGCGGCGCGTCAGTGTTTTCCATGCCTCCAGCAACGAGGAGCGAGCAGAACTGTAGTTAACGTCAGACCAGTCCTGGGTGACCTGCTGTGGGGACAACCCTGTTCCTGAAGAAAAATTACGGAGAACAGCAGATTCAAAGACTTCAAAATTGCTGTAGGGCCGCGCCGCGTTAACCGTCGTGATTTTCTCACCAGGATAAAGGATGGGCATTCGGGCACCATTCTGAAGTGTCAGACGCCGATCGTTATGGAACTCAACACGCCCGTCCTGATAAGTGCCTAACTCTGATTCGTCATAGGTCTCACCCAGGGCAGACTGAACCATCGCAGGGTCATAGGGTGACTCAATGTATGCGGCGAATATGGCATTAAGAATTGCTGCCTCAAGCTCGCTCTGGTCATACTTCACCAGCATTTTCAGACGCTGAATAACCGGAGTCAGGATGCCGTTACCGCGGTGCTGCGCGCCACGCTCATGATCAAAATCGTGAACCACATGCGGGCGGCCCCAGTCAGTTTCACGCGGGATGCGCTGCCACGTCATGGTTTTAGCCCCGCTCCACCAGTCACCGATATGGGCCTCCCTGATGTGGTAAGCAACCGGCGCACCGTCCGCATCAATTTCAACGCCACCACGGACATTTGGCATATCGAAATTCTGCTGAGGGTTACTGAGGCGGTCAGGATCGACAATCTGTACCGTGGTGGCGTAACGGCCTCTTCCGGGACCAAGCCTGTCAGTTCTGTACTGGAGAATGGCCAGAGCATCCCCGTCAATAAGCTTGTGACGAAACCCCAGGCGTAACATCTGCGACACGGTGAGTTTTCGTTCAACATCACAATACCGGCCAGGATCGTTACTCCAGGTCCGCCAGTGCCCGTCCAGCGCTTTTCCGTACTCTTCCGCCCAGGACGCATCAAACGCTTTGTTTCCGGTGATCATTCTGAGAACACGGTAATCGGGTTTCATTATGGGCCGGAAGTTGGCACCAACCGCATTATCCAGCAGACGCGTTACCGCACCGTTTGCCCAGCCGTCATTACGGACCAGATCGCGTGCGCGGGACACGATGCGATCCCGGTAAATGTTAATTTCATTGTCCGGGGACCACAGCGCGGGTTGCCAGTTCGCCAGTTGATCGCTGAAAGAGTCAGCTGCGTCATAAGGTACGCGGCTCCCCCCCACCAGCATAGAGGGACGCTGCTGTCGCAACGGCTGCCCATCAGAGCCCAGTATCTGTACTTTATTCATCAGAATCTAAACCTCGCTGGTTTCCGGGGACGAGAGATAATCCCAAGTTGCGCCTGCAGAAGTTGAATCAGGGCCAGCAGATCAGCCAGGGTGCTTTGCTGATAGGACACTGATCGCGTCCCGTCTCCCTGCGTATAGGAAAACGAAACACCGTGGCTCCCGGTTGCTAAATCAATGTACGCCTGCTGAGCTTTCGCAAGCGCATCCCTGAGCTGATCGTCAGTCATTGCGCCGGCAAGCAGGCTGGTGTTCCGGTTGAACATGATTTTCCTTATTTCGGCAGGAGTTGCGATATTCGCTTACGTTTGACCGGCGCTGGTTCTTCAATAACCGCACCCGGCAGCTCGTAATTGATTTTTTCTTCCTGTCCAACTGGCGCTGGCAGGAACTTATCCGGATCGGCTTCGAGGTTGGCGGCCCGGACGTTGAGTTTTAACCCCATATGTTTGAGACCGCACAGCGCGGCATAGCTGTAAACGAGGCAGTCAAGCGCTTCGTTAGCTCGTCCTGGTATTGCTTCCCAGATACTGTACCGCTGCCCGGAAATGACTTTGTAAACCAGTCGCTCCGCCAGCAGCTGATTGAAGTACCCGAGATCGCGATCGTCAGGAAAATGCATATAACCCGCAGCGGCGGCGCCAGGTTTGGGTGGCTCAAGATGCAGGCGACCGCGTATCACGTCTTTCGCTGAGTTAACCCCCAGAATGACAGGGCGGAAACTGGCTTTGCTTTTCGATGATGGTCGTTTGGTCGGCCAGACAGGATTGCGTTTGCCTCCCTGTGCAGACTCCCCCTTAATTGCCCAGACACGACGGCCAAGACGCTCTTTAGCGAATTCGTATACCTTCTGCGTATGGTGGCCGCCGGAGTCCATGCACGTTGCCATGATATTCAGGCCGCGCCCGTCACCACGTCGCCAGATCTGTTTCAGGTATGCATCCAGTCGCTTCCAGGGTTCTTCCGTCTCAAGGTCACCATAAATAACGTCATGCGCGACCGACCACGATTCTTCATCTCTCCCCCAGCCGGTGATCGTAATTTCGAAGCGATCGTCCTGGGTATCAACTCCAGCTGTTAACAATGCCACCCCGTCCGGAACGACGGCCGGAAATATTTCCCGGCGCGCCAGCAGAACATCAACAGGGAGCTGTTTCCCATGATTAGGTCGGTGTGGTAGCCCCATCTGGGTATTCCACCACGCCTGTTCCTTATCCGGATCGCCCTTCGCATCGATATATTTTTTCGCAATATCCGACGGCTTATCTTTTTGCCAGGGGCTGAAAAGCTTGGATGCCTGGTACCCGGCGTGATGGTTATCGACTGCCTCCTTTCCACAGGAGGGGCAGATTGCCCGATAGACCGCATGCCGTTCCGACTCTGACCATTGCCAGACCTTTTCAACACTGCCCTCGTCTGCCGCCCGCCAGGCAAGGTCATAATCCATCAGCGGTGAATGCCTCTCCCCGCAGCACTCAAATGGGCGCGTCTGATGCCATCGGATAGTGTGCAGAGCTCTGAGGCGCTGTCCTTCGGACCAGCCACTACCACAGCATTCGCAATAGAGCATCGCCGATTTAGTCAGGTGTTTATCCCCCTCTTTCGGCCACTGAACGTGTTTGAAAAAGTCGGGGAACTGGCGGTGGCCACAGTGCGGGCAAACCACAGATGCCCGGCGCTGGTCGGAGTCGGCGTAGCTGTCAGCAATGCGGCTCTCATCCTCCACCGTCGGCGAACAGGCGCGTACAGACAGCCAGGTCAGGCCAAATGTCGCTGTACGCTCTTCGGCCAGCGCAATTGGATCGCCTTCGCGGGTTATCGGGTACTTGTCCACTTCATCCGCCAGCAGGACACGAATCGGACGACGCGCAAGGTTATCAGGGCTACCAGCACCCGCCAGCGCCAGAAATCCGCCAGTGAATGCCTTGTAAAGAATGGTTTCTTTCGAGCTTTTCTGTTTCGAATCACCGATGATTTTACGCAGTACCGGCGTCACCCTTACCAGCGGGCTAATACGCTCTTTCGAAAACTGTTCAGCGGCTTCTTCTTTCGGCTGCAGCAGCAGTATCGGACAAGGATCGAGGTGGGCAAAATAGCCAAAAAGGTTTTCCAGCAGTGCTGTCTTCATCAACTGGGTACAGCACATTACAGTGATGATATGAACCCCGGACTCCGTCGCGGCAAGCATCGGTCCGCGGGCAATTTCTACCGTCGATGTTTCCCAGTTTCCCGAAGTGCTCCCAGCCTCTTTTGCCAGCTTACGATAGTCATCTGCCCACTGCGGCACACTGATACGCGGCGGGGGTGTCCAGCCTTTGCGGACGCTTAATTCAAGACGCTCAATCTTCTGCCGGGTTAAACTCTGGCTCTCCGAGGACTGAGATGTGTTTGTGGACATGTTCAATCAGCACCTCTGTCATCCTGTCCGCCGGTACATCCAGATCAGCAGCCATTAGCGGCGCCACCCTGGACGGCCAGTTAAGCCAGGCATCACGCTGTTGGCGAAAGGCGTTGAATAAAACCTCCTCGGCTGCTGTCAGCTCAATAAGCTGGCCGCTGTCTTTTTCATACTGCAGCTTTGCCTGCAGGGCCATGTAATTCTCGCGGATACGTCCCGCTTCCTCTCTCGAAAGATCTGCCCCTTCAGTGAGCATTATCTGGCGGACAGTTTTATTGATTTCATCACTGTCATCATCGTTATCACTAACGACGGGAGTTTTCTTTTTCTTCGCGTTCGAGGCGCGCGGGTCTTTGCCATCGCGGTTTTTCTTCAATGCCGCATCGCTGGCCTCTACGTCAATCAGGTCTCCGTCCATAACAATGAAGCGCCCGGCTTTAATCCACCGGCCAATTGTTTTGCGATCCACACCTGAATGTTGTGCGTACTGACTCTGGTTCATCGTGGTCATGGGACATCACCTGGGACATTTTCTGGGGTGGGACATTCGCCTGGGACATTTTTGCCATGTCCCACCAGAATGTCCCACTGGAATAAACTGGAATATCCAGAGCTGGCGAGGTGTCCGTAATGATCGCCAGAGGTGGGACATGGGACACAAATCTGAAAGTTGTAGCTAGGAAAACACCGCGGCGCGCAATGCCCGTGCCTTACAAAAAGCTCAGGAAGGACCCAAAACCCCTGGGGGGCTATCTGGCCGAGCTGATCGCCTCAGCAATCGCCTGGTGCAGCGCTGAGGGTAACAATGCGTTGGCCATGGTGTTTGCTCTGTCCATATAGCCGAGCGTTGGTTTGACCGGAAGCGCGTCTCCAAACCGAATGAGCAATTTGGGTGCAGGTTGCTTTATCTTTGCCCTGCGCGTGCCGTTCGGAGAACGTTTTGCCCGTTTCTTCCCTTTTTTGGTTTTAGGCTTTTTTCTCTGCCACACGGCATTCACTCCACCAACGTCACCAATAAATACGTTTGGCTTTGCTTTGAGCTGAGAGAGCTTATTACGCGGCAGGTTTCCGTATTTATTAAGCTTTATGTCTTTCGGGTTAAGCAAAGCACTACCATTAAGCTTGTGCTCTCCGCCGAACTCGAAGGGTTCAAGGTAACCAGCAGCAGTATCACGAACAAACACTTTCGCACGAAGGCTGTTTTTCCTGGCGCCAACTGACCCTACCGATTTAACTGTAAAAGGTGTTGGATTATCCAGATGCCGCTCAAATGCTGTTTTTTGGGCCGCTTCTATCTGGCGAACCACTATGGTCATCGCCTGGGCAGTCGCAAACGGTATCTGCTTCTGCAACTGCCTTAACTGACTGGAAAGGTCTTTAAGCGTCGCCATAACAGTCTCCGTAAGTATTGCCATTATCAAACCCACCTGTAGGTGGGCTTTGTAATGGCTATTTATTCAGGAATGATCCGATTAACCCACCACCGGCCCGGATGTACTCGTTGCTGTTGAGGCCGGTGCAGCTGCTGCATCTGTCTGGATTTGCTTAAGTCGGACCTGAACCAGCTCTTCCACTTTATCGGCTTCTGCTTTTGCTGCAGCAGCTGCCTCTTCCGCTTTCGCCAGGGCGTGGGCTTTGAACCAGTCACGGATTTTTACCCAGCCGCCGGCGATGAGCAGAAACGCACTGGTCCCCGCAGAAAAATAGAGCAGAACACTATCAAAGAACGTCATTTTGTTTTTCCTTGCCTGAGTTGTTCGGCCTGCCGTATGGCGGCCAGTTGATTGTTAGCTTTCTCGATTCCAGCCAACAGCGGTTCTATCCAGAGAACGGTCTGACAGTACGTCAGTTGGCCGGGGGAAGTGGCGCTATTACCGCCTTTGTCAGCTCCGGCGGTAGCGGTGTGCATTGCGCTGGCACGTAGACTGTTCGTGTAGTTGAGCAGCCCGTTAGCGATATGAGCAGGCACAGGGTAATCACATGTTTTTTCACGGCGGAGTATCTCGCGATATTCAATGACGGTGGTTTCCGCTTTGGCGTCTACCGCGGCGTTATCATCCACGGTGCCGGTGGCCATCGCACTGAATGCCTGGCTTTCGGCTGCCTGCTGCTGAATGACTTTTGCCTGCATCAGGACATTCGCATCAGCAGTATCAGCACGACTGCTGTTACTCGCGTAGCGGGATCCAAAAAATAATCCAAGCCCTGCCACCAGCAGGATCAGGAATATGATGATGGTGGCGCGCGTTTCGGCAGTCACTGGTCTATCCCCCAGCACGCCAGCGCGCTTTCCTGGTCACGCCGCTCTACCTGACCGTAGCAGCCATTCTTCTGGCCTTTGGTCAGACGGCAGTCACGCCCACCGTCTTTAATCCACCAGCGGATGGCCTCACAAGCTCCTTTCCGGTCACCAGCATTGATGCGCTGGTAGAATGTCGATGGATAGCATTTCCCTGGGCCAATGTTGTACGGGCAGAAGGATGCAATGCCTACCTTTTGCGGCGCTGTCAGTGGGACCTTGATATTCCGATCTACCCAGGCAAGCGCTTTGTCACGCTCAATCGCGTTCACTTTCTTGCATTGCGCCTCGGTGGTGGTCATGCCTTTTACAACACGTTTGCCATCGATAACTGTAACGCCATGGCAAAGCGACCAGACGCCACCTGGATCCATGACAGCCACAAGAGCGTTGCCCTCCTTCTCACTGATGAATTGATCGAACAGTACAGGAGCTGAAGCACCAGCGGCGATCAGGGATAGCATGGCTGCGCTGAGTTTGGTTTTTGTAGATGCCATTACTCACGCTCCGTAACGACAGCTTTACCGTGATTTGCAGCTTTCTCAATTGCGCGGGTCTGACGCCTCTGGAAATACAGGTTCGTAAAATACGTAGCAATGCCAATCACGATACCGCTGATGACGGCTACCTTGTTCCAGTCAAGCTTGTACAACCAGTCATATACACGAAACAGCCCGGTACAAATAAGACCGCCTGACGTGCAATACGAGGCTGCAGAAAAAATTTTCTCAGGCATGATTCTATGCATTCCACACCTCCGGTCTCGGGGTGTTATTGAGGTAATAAAAAAGGCCGCTATCGCGACCTCACGTTTATTCCCCTGCCAACGCCCGTATTTCCCCCAACGTCTGATTAAACCTTTCCTCTTCGAGTTCAACGCCAATAGCCTGGCGGCCAAGTTCCAGCGCGACTTTCACGGTCGAACCGGACCCCATAAAGAAATCAGCCACCACATCACCAGGCTTACTGCTGGCGTTGATGATCTGCCGCAACATGTCAGCGGGTTTTTCGCATGGGTGTTTACCTGGGTAAAACTGAACGGGTTTATGTGTCCAGACGTCGGTATAAGGAACGGATACGGAAACAGAGAAATGCCGCCGAAGTGATTTGTACTCTTCGAGCAGCTCTGAATACTTGCGATTTAACGAATGCCACATAGCCACCAGCTGGTGGTGTGGTGTTGCCAGTTCGCCGTTCTGGTGCTTTTCGATGGCTACCTGCGTGAAAAGGGACTGAAGCTTCCGGTAGTCTGATTCATTCGGTAATTGCCACTGGCTACCGCTGAACCAGTGAGACACCATGTTCTTCTTTCCAGTCGCATCGGCTATTTGTTTTGAGGTTATGCCAAGCGCTTCACGTGCATCCCGGAAATAAGAAATTAGGGGAGTCATTACATGCTGCTTCAGCTCGCTTCCCTTCTCAGCGTACCCGTCGCTCTTTGGTTTATACGGCCCCTGGTAATGCTCAGCGAACAGGATGCGCTCTGTTGCAGGGAAGTAAGAGCGCAGGCTCTCTTTATTACAGCCATTCCAGCGGCCCGACGGTTTAGCCCAGATGATGTGGTTCAGGACGTTGAACCGCTCACGCATCATGATCTCAATGTCTGCCGCCAGGCGGTGACCGGAGAAAAGATAAAGACTGCCAGCAGGTTTAAGCACTCGCCAGAATTGTGCGAGGTACATATCAAGCCAGCGAAGATAATCCTCATCCCCTTTCCATTGATTGTCCCAGCCGTTGGGTTTCACTTTGAAGTACGGGGGATCCGTGACTATTAGGTCAATGGAGTTATCAGGGAGAGTGGCGATGTATTCCAGGCTATCAGCGTTGACCAACTCAACACTGTTTATATTTACAGTATTTTTCATAGATCAATAAGCGTAACTCTGATAGGCTCACTATGCTTTTGCGCTAAAGCAGTGGGCCTTGGTTAGCTTGTGACCAGAAAGCATGAGCTGATGGTTGGTCGGGTGCTACAACACCCACCAGCCGCCCATTCCACAGCAAAACTCCTCCATACTGAAGGAACGAAGGCGTAAAAAAGCCCTGATTTTCAGGTCAGGGCATTTTTAATAAAATCTGAAATTTACGCGTTTCCAGGAGGGACGTGCCAGACTCTTCGGCCATCCTCATGGTTCTCGATAATCTTGGCTGCTGTACTGCCACCAAAAGTGTGCATATAGCTATGATGTATCGTTAACACAATATCTTGTAATGCCTGATCTGCTTCCATCGGTATGATTTTCAAACCAATTTGGCTAGCTTTATCACTGTGAATATGACGTGCATGAGCAAAAGTTGAACTGTGGTTATTCAGGCTTGAACAAATAGCTTCAGCCTTTTGCTGGGCATCTGGATCCCCATCAAACATTCCAGTAATCAGCCATTCACTGACAATTGTTGTTGCCCATTGGATTGCCTTTTCACACTCACCAATGAACGTCGGATTGAGTTTAGACAGTGTAAATTGCCAATACGCAGCAGTCGCAGGGTTTTTAATAATATCTTGCATAGCCTTCTGCGCTTCTTCAATCACGCCATGTGCAGGCACACCACCGACTTGGGGATCGAAAGGACCGATATTTGATTGTTTCCCCATGATGATTTCTTTTGCACAACAAGCCAACATAGTCCCTGCTGACATAGATATCATAGGGACAAAAGCACGGATATCGTTACCGAACTTAGCTCTCAAGTAATAACCTATCGATTCTAAGGCGGCGATATCCCCACCAGGTGTATGCAAAATGAGATCAAGCCCCTTCGTGGCATCGAGCCCATGGACCGCTGTCATGAATCCATTTTTATCATCATCAGACATAGTGCATAAATGCGAGCTATTCTGGAGGAACCCCGAGTAGTACGCAATGACGTTACGTCCGGTCATCTGCGACATCTCTTTGATATATTTGCTTCTTACTGTGTCTAGCGGGCTTTTTTGGGCGAGGACTGCAACCTCGCCCATAACATGATTCCAATTAGGCATTGTTCATCTTATTGTTAGTATGAATACAGTTGGTACGATGCATTTCCTTGTTGATTGTAATCAACATTTTCCAGGTGAGAACCTGTCGAATAAATCACACCTTTTTGCCCAGAACCAACTGATGAGGTACTCATAACTCTGCGACCAAAATCAGTTGCTGTTTCGTTTGGCAAAAATTCTGCGGGGGTGATACCAAAATCGTCATAAAGCTGGTTTATGTTCATGGCTGCGCTCTCCAACAAACTACATGTAGTAAAAAAATAACTTCGGCACACAACATGTAGATTTCACTAAGGGATAGATACGAAAAAACCTCCCAAGTGGAGGTCAAGATTGCTTTAGTTATGCGCTAAATATGGTCTGAACATACGTTATATGCAATCTTTTTTGCACAGATTAGTGGTGTTTCTCGGAGATTTCTTGACTTTTTTTGTTGTAAGTGCCGCTTACCAACAAAATCCTATGAATGTATAAACAGTATCTTTTTATGTTGTTCAGGTCGCCGGGTAATCCCATCCACTTAGTACGTGAAAATGAAAAACCCGCTCACTGGCGGGTTTATATACTCTTGGCAACATATCAAATTAGCTTCAAATATCGCTTATTTTGTTGCATTTTGCAAGCCTAATTGAGGGAGTTAGCGAAAGTTACCTCACATTTCCGCCACTTTCATTTCTTGGTACTCTTCGTACCGTGTCAAAATTTCGCTTAGTGCCTGGCTGTCCATTTCAGCAAACGACGCTTTGAAAGCCGCCCAGTGGCCTGAATACACTCTGAGCCAGGTGGAACGCTCAACGCTGACCATGCGCGCCAGAGCTGCTCCAGCATACTCCTGATAGGTATCGTTATTACGCGAGGCAGCAACTTCTTGCGCCGCCAGCCAGACAAGCCCTATCAGTTTTTTAGTGACACGGCCCTGTATTTTTTTGCCGCTATGCTGACGCTGAAACTGTTCCCACACGTGCTGGCACATCAATGTCTGGTACCGGAAAGTAAGGTCATACCCATAGCAGTAACGTACCCATGCCTGCAGATGCTCACCCAGGCCATTGACCGAACGACGCCACGCTGAACAAGCGAACTCCGTATCTTTAATAGGCGGCAAAGGTCGACGACGGCTCCTTGTCTCAAGAACATAAAGTGGAGTGGCCAGCGTTTTTACAACTTTTAATCCACAACCTTCCCCACCCTCCATGACGATTTCAGGATGGTGCCGAGGGTATTTATTCTTATCTGCTGGTGGATGCTCACTGAACGCCTGCAGCTGTCCCTTCGTCGATCCTGAGAAATCGGCCAGCGCGCGGCGCAATTCAATACGGGTATATTCGAGTTCTTGTAAATTCATAATGCTCAGCGCTCCATACAATTACGCTTTCGTTATTACGCCGATCGCCAGCGCACGATTCATAAACCGGAACAGCAGCTCCAGCTGGGTACCGTGTTTTTTCTCGAACGCTGCAACATCAGCATGTAGTTTGTCGTGACACTCTCTGCACAGAGGGAACACGAACAAATCATGTGCTTTTGTGGCGGTACCGCCCATACCGTGACCAATGACATGGTGTGGATCATCCGCTGGTCGCCGGCAACCTTCACACGGCTGGGTTTTAACCCACTGGGTATAATCCTCATTCACCCACCGACGGTGTTTCGGACGTAACATGAATGATTCAGGGGATTCTGGATCCGCATGCAGAGCCAGAACCTTTGGCTGGTCATAGACCACTTCCTGATTTGCTCCATGCTTTAATTTCGAAGCCGTGATCGCAGTGGTGACCTTCTTCTGCAAAATGATTTTTGCCGGGGGCATCGGCACAATGTCACTTTCACGATACACAGATAAAAAAGGCTCATCCGGCATGCGGAGTGCACGTTGTGCCATCCTTTCTGTGATTGCATCAGCAATGCCAGAGTAAACGGCCCACCAGCACAATTCGCCGAGGGATAGTTCGCGCTCGGTGTTGTAGCCAAGCGCAGACAGGATCGAATTGATCAGCCAGTTGATGAGATTTCGCCGGGCCAGTTCTGCCAGCGCCGCGGTGGTCTGCTCGCGCAGCTGGTTATCGCAATGCCAGCAGAGCAGCATTGACCCTGGAGGGTGGCGCATTATTACCAGCTCACGGTGGTGGTAGTCAGCGTGCGGGTACTGGCATTCCTTAACGTTGCGCTCTAACCATGAGTCCAACGCGGATAAACCGCCTGCGGCGCGGATAACCCTCTCGTCGGAGAAGAATTCCTCGAGGGACTTATCTTCTGCCAGCGGCTGCCTCGCGTCAGGGACGAGCCCCGACGGAAGCCCAGCCATACTTTTTGGCTGAGGCTCCACCAGCACACGCCCCTGCTGAAACAGTGACATCAGATCGCTACCTGGCTTTAACAACACAAGCCCCAGGCGCGGAACAGTCTCGGCTGTAAACAGTCCTCTCACGCGGCATGCCCCTTAGCGATGTGTGCCGTCCACAGGCCGCCGATCCACTCGATGCCTTTGGGCGTAAAACGCGCCTGGCTGAATGCGTAGTTTGTTTCACTCGTAGTGCCGGTTTTCACTTCAAACCGCCCGGCAGCAATGTGCTGGTGCCGCGGTGTCAGCACTCCGCCTAGCCGGTACAAGATGTCGTTCTCAATGAGGAACAAGCGGAAATCTGTCTCTTTGGCCTGCAATAGCTTAGCCACCTGGCGGAATGACATTGAGCCTTTGGCAGTACAGTACCTATCGACAAATTCAACTTTCGGTGCAGCAGCGGCTAACTTCTGGCTGAGTTGTTCTTTCTGCTCGGCCAGATCAGCCGCGAGGCGTAATGCCTCCGGCAATGTTTGTGGCACACTGACGGACTGACTGTTCTCCAGCTCCTGCCAGCGATCGACAACGGCGGCGGTAAATTCTGGCGACATCCTGGCAACGATCACCAGAGAATCACGTTTGTTGAACCAATACTCCTCGTAGGTTTGCCCGTTTTGCGGGTGTGTGTAGGGGGTGTGCGCCAACGGCGCGGTTAAAATACCAGCAGATGCAAGGCGCTCAGCCGAGCGCTTCACGTCACCATGTTTGCTCTGTACCAGCCTGGCAATTTCACGGCTGGACATTGTCACAACACCCTTTGCGGTTAACTGATTCATGCTATTTCTCCATATCAGGCGGCTGCACCCGCCGGTTCGTAAATGCTGATCGTTATTTCAACCTTTCCTTTCGGCACCACTGGCCCCCACTCCACCAGCATGTGCTTTACCTGGCTGTCGTCCTCCCACACGCCAGCATGTGTCAGCGCGTCAAACAGCGCTTTGTTGTAATTGTCCAGATCCCGACGGCGCATATCCGGAGGGAACAGGGTGATTTCTACCGCGGCTGGTGCGGTAGTTGGTTTCGGTAAACGGCGCAGCTGCTCAATGATTGCGGCGCATGCGGCACTTTGATATTTGCGGCCTTCAGCACTGATTAAGTGGCGACCGGCCAGCGGCCCCTTATTAGGGGCACGCCAGTAGGTGTTCACACTCGGAGGGAAAGGAAGCACCAGTTTCACGCCACCTACTGCTGGTTTTCAGAACAGAACTCAGGAAGATTTGCCTCAACCAGCGCGCGGGCGAACGGCGGCGGTACTGCATTACCGCAGCGGGCTACCTGCTTGTCTTTGGCGTAACGGTTACCGCGGTAGTCCTGATCGATAACGTAGCCATCAGGGAAGCCCTGCGCCTTATAAAGCTCATGCGGTTGCAGCATGCGCATTCCGATATCGACGATCTGATACTTAACCCCCTCGATCGTCACCAGCCATTCATCCTCGCTTTCACCGCAGTAGGTTTCGAGGAATGTCCGGACCTCGCCAACGTGCTGGCCACCAGCGGTAATCGTCGGCATAGGTGTATCCATGGTCTGACCGTCGCGGCAGGTTCCGCGCAGCTTCACCAGGTGCGACGCAACTACCGCATGGTGATCAACAGTGGTAACGGAATGTGCGGGTTCATCCAGACCAACACCCGGGCCCGTGTAATTCCCACCATAGTGTTTCGCCAGAAATGCGCCGACAACGGCATGTTTGCTGCCACCAGCCACAACGGTACCAAGAGGTTTATCAAGGCCTGGAACCCGCGGTGCCTGCCCTGGTCGCTCACCGTAGCCCGTCTGAATGAGCGTAGGCATTACCAGCTGCGACTTACCGCCACCGCCAGCAGTAATCGTTGCGCTCGGCTCGTCTGCCCTGTGGCCGACGCTGGCACCAAACTGGCGGGCGATGACCGGCGCAACCACACATGCGCGAGACTGCTTGAGAATTGTATGAGCGGGTTTATCCAGCGGGCGCGGCTTTGCCTGGTACTCACTACCGCCGTTGCCAGCCAGGAACGGGGTCAGCGCAGCCTCAACTACGCCGAGAGCATGCCCATTCCCGCCCGGGCGCGCCGACGTACCAGCGGTGACAGTTGGTACCGGCTCGGTTACTGGCTGCCCGGTGGCCCCGGTGCGGAATTTAGTCAGGTGCGGTACCGCCAGCGCATAGCCGTGGGTTTTCGTGATGGTCTGTAAAGGAGCCTCAAGCTCCTGCCCACGGAAACAATCATATTTGCCGTGTGAAGTGGTGTGGTTGCACTTAACGATAAACGGCGAAGCATTCTCGATAACGAAACGCTGGATGCCGCGGGCTATACGTTTGAGCGTATTTTCCGCCAGCGGCTTTTTGCGGTCGAAGATGGACCGGGCCGGGATGTTCCAGTCAATGCACTCCGCCGCGGTACGCCATGGCGCCAGCTTGCCGCTTTGTACTTCCAGTGATTTTGGATCCCCATGAGTCGCTTCAGGCCAATGAATCTTGCGGCCGTCACAACGCATGACCATGAAGAAACGCTTTCTGATCGTCGGCGCGCCGTAGTCACAAGCGCGCAGCTCACGATAATCGACCTCATAGCCAAGCCCGGCGATCAGCTGTTGCGCCTGCTGGCCGTGCGGCTCAATGGCAAGAAATTCACAAACCTCAGCCAGTGCTGGGTGATTCGCCGCGATACCAGTCGACAGCATGCCGACAAATGCCTCAAATGTTTCACCAGCACGCTCAGGATCCGGGCGTAATTCTTCATCCAGCAGCGGGCCCCAGGTCTTAAATTCTTCGACGTTCTCCAGCATCATGACGCGGGGACGTACTGACAGCGCCCAGCGCAGGACAATCCACGCCAGACCGCGAATCTCTTTCTTAACCGGCTTAGCGCCCTTCGCTTTGGAAAAGTGGCGGCAGTCAGGGCTAAACCAGGCCAGGCCGACAGGTTTACCGCTGGTGGCTGCGCTGGGGTCAACGTCAAACACCGACTCGCAATAATGCAGCGTGTCAGGGTGATTCGTCTTATGCATCGCAATAGCGTTTTCATCGTGGTTGATAGCGATATCCACGCTACGCCCGATCGCCAGTTCAATGCCGGTACTCGCGCCGCCGCCACCAGCAAAGTTATCAACGATAATTTCACGCATTGACGGCCCCCTGCATGCTGTTGAAGAGACCACCAGCGGTCGTGATAATTTCACTCGTTGGCATACGTTCGAGCCACAGCTGGTTGATATTGGCTTTCAGCTTGTTCTGCTGTGAAACAGGTAGAGCGTCAGCCCCTTCAATCTGATTAAACACCAGTCCAACCTCAAGAGGCCAAACGCGCGATTCGTTTAACGCCTTGTCCTTTGATTCCTGCGTCTCACGGACATGGGCGCGGATCCCTCGAATATTTGACCATTTGGCTTTATCCAGGCTTTCCATGGTCGCGATGAATTCACTGTGGTTGATGCCGTATTCTTTCGCAGATTCAACGGCAACCGTGCGAAGCCGCTCTGACATGTCTTGTTTCACGTCATCGCTATCAAAGGGCAATGTTTCCAGCCATGCATTAACACCCACCAGGATGCTCTCGCTGATCAGCTTTTTCGCTCTGTCGATCGTCAGCGGTGAAACATTGGTAAATTCAGGGTCTTCCAGAGAGTCGGCAGCCCAGGTATGACCAAACTTTGACTCGCTGAAGGTGTACTCATCTTTCTCGCCGAACGCCGCGACAACACAGGCCCAAGCCTCTACACCACTGGTTTCCAGAATGGCTTTTTGGGTTAATGGCAGTTCTGCCTCTGATTTCTCCGGCACTGCCTCAGCGTCCAGCTCCGGCGCCGCATCAGTTTGCGTTCTTCCCACTGCAAACTGGGCCAGCGACATCGAAGCGCGGCCTTTGGCCTCCAGATCGGTGCGGTTGATGTAACTGAAACGCTCTCCCCGCCATGTTTTGTCGAAGACCACGATAGCGCCAGCAAAAAACGCGCTGGTGGGCTGCTGCTTTTCGTCTTTCGGCACAAACCATGTAGGAAGATCGAAACCAATTCGGCCACGGATGAATGTGACGTGATCTGCCTCTTCCGGCCACCACGTCTCACTCGTCGCAGACTTAATGAGAAAAACATACCGGCCACCCTTTTCTCGCATTGCCATAGCGTGGTTAATGATGTGGGTCATTCCGGTAACGGCCTGCTTGTCGTGGTACTGAGAGCGGCTGTAAGGCGGGTTGCCAAACCCGGCACCACCGAGTTCTGCCAGACGCTCCGACCAATCCTGCGTCAGGGCATTATCTTCAGCCGTGTACCATGCTGGGCACTTCGCGTTGCTGTCGTCGGCAAAAAGGTCCAGCACCAGAGGGCCGAACATCGCATTAATCCCCCAAAACAACAGATCCGGAGTGCGCCATTGATCGCCGACCTCTTTCAACTCGTGGGCTGGTTTTGAACGCAGTTCAGCCAGCGCGCGGCAGTATTTGCTTTCAATCATCCTCTGAACCCCTCTGGAATTTTGGTATCTACCGGGCCGAACTTCATCGGGTCATGTTTTTTCTCGCCCCAGCTTTCACGCGGGGGACGGCCTTTTTTATCCCAGCGGATCCCGCTTTGCAGATAACCCTCAAATTTTTTCGGCCCAAAGAGAGTTTCAGGCCGCATGTACTGATACTGTGCGTCGTTGCCGTTCCAGTGTTCATGCTTGAGGTCAATCACCAGCGTCAAGTCGCTGACGGTATAACCTTCACGCAGACGCGCACGTATGTTTTCCAGAGAGGTTTTAGATTTCTGGTACCGGGAGCCGCTAACCTGGTTCAAATGAGTTAAAACCAGGATGGCGTTATCAGTGATCAACACTTCAGGGTCTGGTTGCGGCGCAACCGGACAAGAGGGGTTAATGATCTGTTTGTGATGATCTGAGTAATGATCTGTATAGAGAATAGGTTCCGCGACTTCGCGGTTAGGGTTCTGTGGTTCTGCGTTTTCGGTTCCGTGATTTTGCGGAATAGGTTCCGCGACTTCGCGTTTCCCGTTCCGCGATTCTGCGGAATCCAGTGTTACAGGGAATAAAACGTTAATTAGCGCTTCGCCGTTAATGCGGTAATGCGTTTTTTTTGTACCATTTACCTGGCGCTGGGTCTTTTGAACTACGTCAGGAAGCCAACGAGTGCAAATTTTGTTTACCAGGCGCTGTACCTGATCTTCACTTACCCCTCGAATCTCAGCGGCAAGCTCACTGTGTTCTTTGTAGAACCAGCCATCATTCAAGTCGGATTTACCTGACCAGAACACAAGTTGGTTTAGAACAGCACCTAAGGCATGCGCCTGCTGGTCACCTGAGAAAAAATCGAGGTAAGGCACCGGAATGGTAATGCAATTCCGTTGTCCCGATAGCGATTGAACGATTTCAAATATCTGGCTCATGTTCGTTCGTTATCTCCCTGAATTTTTGCCTGAATAACTCAAGTGGGCTGAAGCATTCGTGCTCATACCCTGCTCGCAGGTAGATAACACGCCGCGTTTCAGGCTCCCACCGGATAACCCGAACGGGGATACCTCTATGGTCTTTGAACCTTCGGTTAACTTCGCGCATAAGCGTTTCGCCTTCCTGTAGTAAACCCCCACAATTGCGACCGCCCGACTGTGGTTACATGGCACCCAGCGGTTTGCTATCCTGCGTTCATACCGAAACAACGGAGCGCCCGGTACCGGGATCATCCTGAGTTGCGGCAAACGGTTAAAAGCCGTTAAACTGGTCATGCGGATTACTTCTCCATACAAGATTTGTCTGCCACGACGCCCGGAGCTGCACACTCGCGGGCGTCACTCTTTTCCGGCGCGCAAAACACACGGAAAAGCAGCGTCAAATGTTCCTGCCACTTAGCCATCACCTGATAGCTGTTCTCTTCGATCTGGGCGCGTTCCTGAGCATCAATAACGCCGTCAGCGGTAGCTTTACGGACGTATTGCGAATGCCTGCCGATCCACTCAACTGACTCCATGAGACGCTGGTTGATATCGCCGTTCTCAATCTCTTCAACTTCAGCCAATGGCACAAAAACACCGTTCGAGTGACGTGCAATAGCGTTCGCTATGTGGTTTGAACCACCAGCACGCTGAAGCACCATCGCCCAACCGAGCGGGAAGATCTGATCGCCATCGGTACGCAGTCGGTTAAACAGCGCGTTCTCGGTCACACCCAACCACTCAGCAGCTTCGGAATACCCGCCCGGAAGCTCGGTGATCGTTTTTTTGATTGCGGCCACCAGCCAGGCTGGCTGCTTATCAACTTTCCATTCCGGTTCGTTACCCACGGCTTTCCCCTTTTTCCTGTGGTACCGATGCTGCTCCATTTTCTGTAGCCTGCGTATAACGGTGCGGGTACAAAATTTGGAGCTCATCAATTTGGCCCGAATAAAACTTCACAAGCCTTTCAGCTACATCGAGTGATGCGATTTGTTGGCCCCTTTCAATTCGGCTGAGGTTTGCTGGATCAATGTCCACCAAGTTAGCCACATGAGAGAGAGTCAAACCTTGCGATTTTCGCAAATTTCTTAACGGTGATTGCATAATGCCCCCTGTAATTGCGTAATACGCATATTAATGTGTACTTACGACTTGCGCAAGTTGCTTTGCATATCACGCAAAAACAACCTGTAATGGGCGCATGAACATAGGAAACCGCATTAGAGAATTACGCCTCGAAAAGGGCATGAAAATTTCAGATCTTGCTGAAGCTGTAGGTATTGACGGTGCAAACGTCTCTCGGGTGGAGACAGGAAAACAAAAGTCATTTACTGAACAATCGCTTAGCAAATATGCTACGGCTCTTGGTGTTAGCGTGGCAGAACTCTTTACACCGTCTCCAAATGAAACTACTGTATGTAAATCCAGTGGTAAAAATCCAACTTATGGAGAGGGTGACCCTGTGTTTAGAGTCGAGTTGCTCGATGTCAGCGCCAGTGCTGGCACGGGCCATATACAAGGTAGTGATGTCGTCGATGTCATCAGGTCCATTGAGTACAACAACGAAAGGGCCGCCGCATTATTTGGTGGGAGAACACCAGATACGGTCAAAGTGATTAACGTTCGTGGTGACAGCATGGCTGATACCATTGAACCAGGTGATTTGATTTTCGTAGATATTTCGGTCAATGAGTTTGATGGTGATGGGATTTATGTCTTTGGTTTTGATGATAAAATTTACGTAAAAAGATTACAGATGATCCCAGATAAGATTCTTGTCATTTCCGATAACCCTAAATATCGGGAGTGGTCAGTGGATAAGTCCAATGAAGACAGATTTTACGTTTTCGGCAAGGTAATGATCAGTCAGTCTCAGTCAGTTAAACGGCACGGATAACCCCCCTAAGAACAAAGAACCGCCTACACGGCGGTTTTTTTACGCCCCTTCAATTGCGTTTTACGCATTTTATTTCTTGCGCATTTCGCAAATATCTTTTATCTTCATTTTCATCAACAGCGAACAGGCAGGAAGCCCACGAAGTAGCCGCCGGTGGCGTATGAATGACCGGATGATTCGCAAATGGCTTACCACCGCGCCTGATTTGGTTAAAAGCAGGCCAAAGCAATATGAAGTGATCCCTGTTCTGGCTGTTCACTTTCCCCTGAGGGTGACAGCCAGCTTTTTAAGGGCACAACGTGAAAGCGCACTCCATCAACTATCGGTTGTGGATGACAGGTAAGTAAACAGGCGGAGTGCGCTTCCAGTTGTGATGAATTGCAGCCCTTTGAGGCAACCAGAAGATAAGCACCTGGCGTCACAGCACTATTGAACATGGCGAAAGCCTAAAGACTTGAAGGCGGTTTTCTCAGGTTGCGCGCTAAAGAATAGCGGGGAGAACCTGGGGCGGAGAGCAAACCCCGCGATGCAGGACTTGAAATACCTCACAGACCAATAAGCCGTCTGGCAGCGTAACTGCCCTTTACATCAGCCCCGGCGAGGTGGCGCCGCCGGACCGGGGCTGGTGAATCGCAATACAACATGAAAGCGCATTCCTCTTTTCACTGATGGGGATCGGTTTGTTACCTGGCGGAGTGCGCTTCCAGTTGTGGTAATGCGGCTCTGCGCACGTGACGAGGCCAACAAGTTTTTATTTCAACTTTTGAAATGAATACGTTTCTTGAGGTGTAGCGTCGCCGGTTCTGGCCGGTCCGGCAGGTGGAGGCACCACCGCCACAACAAAATCATTGCTGTGTGTAGTCTTTGCCCATCACATCGGTGGGCACCTTTTTTACACAAGAGACAAGGGCATCACCGGGCGACGGGCTCATTCCCCAATCCACCCGGGCGCAGAAATGGTGGTTGCAGCCGTCAGTGCTACGCAGGTGCCCTTTTCTGTTGTGTATGGAGAAGTTCCACTGGCGGTGGCAGCCGCCTCACAGAGGGTTAAACCATGAGTAATGACCGCATGACCGTAGTGCCCGATTTCCTGGCCGAACTGGATGCCGGCGTGTTCATGAACAAGATCGCGGCAGCTTTAAACACTACCGCGCTTGGCGTTCTGAACAACGGTACCAAAGGCAAAGTAGTCCTCACCTTTGATATTGAGCGTATGGGTAACTCCGTCGAAGAGAAGCGCGTCAAGATCAAGCACAAGCTGAACTACGTCACCCCAACCCCGCGCGGTAAAGCCTCCGAAGAAGACACCACCGAAACACCAATGTGGGTAAACAAAGGCGGCAAGCTGACCATCCTGCAGGAAGATCAGGGGCAGCTGTTCGGGATCAACGGCGGCGTTGACGGAAAGCTTAAAGCGGCACAGTGATCCGCAGCAGACAAATCACTGACATCCCTTTGACCACATATTAAGGAAATTTTATGTCCCAGATTTTAGACGGCAATGCCCTGCAGCAGGTGAAAGACCTTGTTCTTTCTGGTTATCACCTTACTGCAGTTAAAGAAACAGCATGCCCTACTGCCCTGCTCCCTGATGGCGTAAACGTGGAGAGCCTTGAGCGTTTCGATCTGGAGCGTTTTCGTTTCCGCGGTGCCATGACCACAACCAGTATTCCTGACTTTGTGCGTTACGCAGCAGGCTACGCCAACGAAGCTGAACCAGCGCGATGCTTTATCGATGCTGACAACATGACCGCACGCTCCGTGTTCAATATCGGTACTCTGGCTAACCCTGGCCATGCTGATAACGTCGCATCTATCACCCTCAAAAAGACAGCGCCATTCCGAGCCCTACTTCAGGTAAATGGCGATCGACTGGGCCAGAAGGAAATTGCTGAATGGCTGGAGGACTGGGCCGACTTCCTGAGTGCCTTTGATGCCGACGGGAATGTGTTGTCCATCGCGCAGGCAGCTGGTGCCGTTCGTCGCGTCAATATCAAACAAGTCTCGGAAGCAGCTCATGAAGACGAAGATTTTGGCGGCAGAAAGTCCCTGATGCAGAGCGTTGAAGCCAGCAGTAAAGACGTGATGCCTGTCGCCTTCGAGTTCAAATGCGTGCCATATGAAGGCCTGGGCGAACGCCGCTTTAGCCTGCGTAACAGCCTGCTTAAAAGCGGTGAACCGGTGTTTGTACTCCGCATCGTTCAACTGGAAGCCCAGGAAGAAGCTATCGCCAACGAGTTCCGTGACCTGCTGATCGAGAAGTTCACCGACAAGCCGGTTGAAACCTTTATCGGTAACTTTAAAGCGTAATTTCTCTGCATTAAATCCCCGGCGCCGCGGGGATTTATTGAAGCGTAATTCCCTTTATTAATCGCCAATGGCGAGGGATTCGTACAACCCAAAACTGGCGCAGGTGCAGCTGCCAAATATGGAGAAGAAAATACGATGAGTTATATCCAGACACTTTCAGGTAAGAAATTCGATTACCTCAATTCAACTGCTGACGATGTGGAGATCGAGGATATCGCGACCGCGCTTTCCCACATCTGCCGCTTCAGTGGTCATCTGCCGGAATTTTACAGCGTGGCCCAGCACTCGGTACTGTGCAGCCAAATTGTGCCGCCAGAGTTTGCCTTTGAAGCCCTGATGCATGACGCAGCTGAAGCCTATTGCCAGGACATCCCTGCCCCCCTGAAAGCATTGCTTCCAGATTACCGTCGCATTGAAGAGCGGGTAGAACAGCTGATCCGGGCCAAATTCAGCATCACCCCTGATATGTCAGCGGTAGTGAAATACGCCGATCTGGTGATGCTTGCCACGGAACGCCGCGATCTGGATATCGACGACGGCTCACTCTGGCCTTGCCTCGAAGGTATTCCGGCCAGCGACATTATCCAGATCGTTCCTCTTCGCCCAGGCCAGGCATATGGCTTGTTCATTAACCGTTTCAATGAGCTTACGGAATCACGCGCATGCCTCGCATGAAGATAAAAGAACTGGTAGCCGCAGCCCATGCTGCGGCGGGGGAACTGCCACCAGCAGAAGCCTCTCTAATGCGTGAGGTAGCCACTCGCCTGGACGTGACATTTGCCGCCTTGACGGAATCGATGGACCAGCGAATGAGCCTTGACGCCGAAATTAACCATCTTCGTCAGGAGTCCGTCCAATGACCACCAACAAATACGCGACTCTGCGCGGCACCATCGCCAGAGCTAAACGCAACGACTGCCAGAAGGTAGTGATGCGTGTGACGTTAGTTGAAGAACTCCTCCTTCAACTGTCAAACGCTGAGAAGCAGGTAGCTGCGCTGGCTGCGGAAGTTCAGGCGGTGCGATGGGCTGCCGGGCAGGTTTATTCAGCTGGGTATAATCATGGGCACCTTAATACTGCTGATGAACTCCCCTATGCATCTGATGAAGAACTTCTTCAGAGAGGAAATGAAGTCCTTATCGAGTTCACCGACCCAGACCATTCAGGCAATGTGACCGACGCTGTACTGGATGAAGTGCGTGCCCACGCTATCAAATCTGCCCTCAACGATTGTTCGGAGTACCTCGATAGGGACTGCATCATGGATTCGAACGGCATCAGTTATGAAGATGCTGCACTCCGTGAAGCGGGTGCAATGGCGCTGCACGATGCGTTACTTCGCCAGGAGCGCGCCGTATGAGTTCAGACATCATCGATCAGGCAAACGAGCTGGTAGAGCACCGCCTGCAGCTGGCCATACAAAAACACCGTATTGATCAGAATGCAGTCTCTGCAGAGCACTGTTCTGAATGCGGAGAGGACATTCCTGAGGCGCGCCGGGTTGCAATGCCTGGCTGCCAAACGTGCGCCAGTTGCCAGGAATTTTTAGAGCTCATGGTTAAGCAGATAAGGGGTAATCGATAATGGCAGTAAACCAGAAAATAAAAACCCATACCGGAACCATCATCACCAAAGATGGCGAGAAAACCGTGCAGTTGCGCGAGACTCCAACGACCTGGTGTGTTGGCCGCACTGAAACCTACCGGAAAGAAGATGGCCGCCGCAGCGGTGCACCGATGACATCACGCCGTTTGATTCTGAGCAGCATTAAGCCGATAGCAGGTGATGAAGCATGAAAACTTATTACATCCATCCGGCGGCGTTCGGTAGCACGGACCCCGGTTACGGCCATGTTCCCGTTGTGAAGGCTGACGAAGCAGAGAAGCGTGTGGCTGATCTGGAAGTGGTGAAAGAGCTGTTTTTACGTGCAAAGGCTCTGATGTACCAGTCAGGCGGGACACCAATCGAAAACTCGCTTAATCCGATTGATGCATGGCTGTATGACGCAGAACGCGCCGCCGCCATGCTTCAGGGTGCCGAACCTGTAACGACGGCTTACAAGTTGCC